GGTAAAGACCCTGTTGGTGGTCATGGTTTAATTACTGCATCTCCTTTGATTGAGTCTTCAATTAAGACAGGTACTAAATATAGCAACAAGCAGATAAAAACTAACAAGACAAAAAGAAATATTAATAAAGCAATCAAAAAAACAGAAGCCGTAACAGGCATAAAGAAGAATGCAAAAGAAACAAACGAGGCATATACAAAGAGAGCTTTTAGAAACTCTAAGCCGCCAGTAACACAAGCTGATAGAGATAGAGCAGCGTCAGCTAGAAATAAACTAGCGGGTACAGGGTTGTTAACAGCAGGCGCTGTAGGATACGCAGCTTCAGACGATGAATAAAAAAAGGGGCCACTTAAGGCCCCTTAGTTTTACTACACTATCTCACATGCACCACCTACACATGCTAACTCCTGACTTCCTGTCGTGTTGTCTTCAGTTTCAAACTTACCTAAGTCCTCCCAGTCAATTCCTTCAGGCATAGACGCTAGTAACTCTTTATACTTATCTTCGTCTATCTCTTCATACGGAGCTTGTTGATATACATGATCACTATACGGCAACAAACTAATACCACTACACAAGTCAAAGTTCTCCCATATCCACTGTGCTACTTGCAGGAACTCGTTATCTGTATAGTAAACAGTGATACTGGGCTTATGCTCGCACCAGTGGTTCTGGTATGCCTTCCAAAGTTCTAGCTGCTGCATAGCTCCTACTTGCTTGACTGTCACTGACGTATCAGGTGCTTTGACAGGGAAGCTAAAGACAGCAGAGGATGGTGACATAACATCCTGCTCTACTGGGAATCCGCTTTGCTCCATGAAGACTGCCAGTGGGTCTTTCTTGTCGCTACGTACCCGTCTAATGTAATGCTTAGAGAAGCGAGGATGGATACCACTAGCAGAGTCAACAAGCTGAGACACAGTACCAGACGGCTTAACACACGTAATAGCAGCAGACTGATTAATGCCAAGTTTCTCAGACCATTTCTTATTAGTCTTAATAGTAACGTCACGTACTTGTTCAAGCCACTTCTCCAAATCTTTAGACTCTCCTTTGCTCAACAGGTAGTGATCCATAATACCTGTCATACTAACGCCCAGCAGTGCCTCTTCCTCTGTGTTACGCTTCCAGCAGCTACGTAGGTAACGGAAGTCTGTTAGTGTAGCCTGTAGCGTACCAATGATAGCTGCCATCTCTGCCTTCTTCTTGAGACTATCTAGTGTGTCATCCTCACGTACTACAATCTCTGACAGGTTACAGAACTGATTACTGCGCAGGATAATCTCAGAGCAGGGATTAGTACCAAAGTCCTGCTCACTGTCACGCCTACCGTTACGTGCTGCTATCTTCTGTGCTGCTACACGACTAAAGATACCACGTTCACCTGCCTTGCTCTCATACATCGTCTGCATCTCTGACAGGAACGACTCAAAGTCTGGCTTCTCAGTGTACGCTACGCTGTTGTTAGCCAATGCTCGTTGACCCTCATGTCGCCACCAGTCACCTGACTTAGCCTTTGCCATGCGTTGGTCTGATAGGTTAGACAGGCTGATTAGGGCTGATCTACGCACACCACCGACAACAACAATGTCAGCAATCTTACACACTATGTCGTGACACTCAATAGATGTCAGCTTACGGCCTCTAGCTTTCTGAAACACCTCAATACAGAAGTTAAACAGGTCTATCAAAGGGTCTGGGCCACTGGCTCTACCACCAAAGGTCTTTAGACGTTCACCAGCACCACGAACTCTACTAGCATCCCACTGTGGTATCTTGCCTGCGTACAGCATAGCGATAAGCTCACGGAACGATGAAGCCCAACCAATCTTACTATCACTAACAACAATAACGCTGTCTGTCTTGTGGAATGTTTCTGCAATCTCTGGCAGCTTGTTAATGAAGTTACGCTCAACGCTGAAGCCTACACCTGTGCCACACATAAGCACATACATCAGCTCGTCAAAGCTACGTGGTGAGTCAATGGCTAGGTAGCTACAGTTGAACCCAGCTACGTTGTCTTTGTCTAACGCAACACCTGCTGTCATCATGCAGCGCATACTAGGCATTACTTCCATGTTGTGGATAGCGTTGAACATCTTTAAAGCTACTGTCTCGTCTATCTGTCCACGATCCTTCCAGAAGTCTACGTATCTGTTGACTGTCTCATGCCATGTCTCTCGTCTGCCTTCCTCTGGTAGCCAACGTGCGTAGCGGCTCTTGTGTATAAACTGTTGGTACTGATCCATTATGTGTTCTCCTCTGTTACCATCTCTGTTAGCTTGCGTAAGTACCAACCAGCTTTCTGTAAGTCCTGTACCTGTTTGCCTTTGTAGTCATAGCGCCAAAGGTACTTCATGCAGTTGCCCTTGAGGTAGCCTTTGAATGCAACGCTGGACATGGACTCCTCTATTGCATCAATACACTCTATGTTGCCTGTGTTGTAGTGGTCTGGGTTGTTGACTACATCCTCTGCTGCTTCTTCCTCTGCTGCTCTCATCCAAGGCTCTAGTCCTGTTTTGGCTGTAGCTCTATCCCAATCGAATCGTGTTGCTTCGTTAATGCTCATGTTTAAAATCCTCTGATAGTTCTTCTAGTCTATCGTTGATGCGGTTGCTAAACTTGTTCACTAAATCTTCTGAGCTTATGTTCAATATCTCTATGATTGTTAGCTCGTCTAGCAGCGCCATCTTCTCTAGTAAGTCGTAATAGGTGAGAGCCATTTCAGTCTCCGTACTTCTCTCTTAAATAGTTTATGCTGACTGGAAGTTCGTCACAGCCGCCGTTAGCTACTTCGTTCAACAACCAGATACCTGACCAGCTTCCATTGGTTTGTGGTGTTAGGTAGTCTTCATCGTGTTGATAGTAGATTCCTGAGAACAAGCCTATGATGTTTGTACCGTCTGCTTTACGTGCATAGGCGATGTCTCTGTCTTGTACGTGACCCATTATACACGACATGTACTTCTTAGCCAGCATTAGTTTAGCACTGCTGACAGGTCTGCCCATCACACCACTGGTGAAGTAGTGACAGTAGGCTATGTCGTCAATGATAACAGGTTGTAGGAATGGATATACTTCCCAGCCCATCTCTTCTAACTGGAAATCCCTGTAGCTGATAAGACCGTCTATCTTTGGATCAGACTCTATAGCACGTTCTATACGGTTCTCGTGGTTGCCTAGAGTGAACACCATACGTGGTCGCCACTGCTTATCTTTGTTGCGCTTCAGGCGGTTCTGCTCTGCCTTGATAGGCTCTAGGAATGCTTCCATGCCTTCGATACCAGCGTCAATGTCCTTAGTGTAGCGTCTACCTTCAAAGCTGCGCTTGCCTACATCATAGCTGCTTAGGCTAGGCATGTCCCAATGGTCGCCAATGTGGATGATAACGTCAGGCTTCTTCTCTGCTGCGTACTTACCAGCCCAGCGTAAGTGCTTAACAGAATGCTCTGGTTTTACTTGTGTGTCTGGTATTACTAGATGCTTAGTCATTGTCGTCTCCGTGATTTGCAAAAACACCGTGTAACTCTTCTCTGGCTTTTCGCACCACTTCAGCAGCCTCTTCTACGTTATCGAAATAACCTAAGTGTACACGCTCGCCACTAGTCTCTATTTCAGCCCTCCACTTCTTAGTTTGCTTGGCCCAATAAACTCCTTTGTAACCACTTTTGTTTCTGCTAGAGATGTCTCTGTTCTGCGCGTTCTGTGCTAAAGTAGCGGGTCGCAGGTTTTCTATTCTGTTGTCTTTTCGATCACCGTTAATATGATCAAGAGTTTTTGGCAGATAGCCTTTGTGCATTAAAAAAACAAGCCTGTGTGCTCTATATTTTTTGTGGTTTATGGCTATTCTTATATACCCTTTTTCGGTTTCGCTCCCTGCAATCTCACCTGCTTTCACGTTATTCGTTGGTCGCGTTTTCCAGATTAAGTTACCAGTTTCTTTGTCGTACTCAAACAAATGATTCAATAAATCTACAGTTAAATCTCTCATTTCTTACGCCTCTTGCGTTCTGCATTAGTCTTAGCAGTGTGACACTTGTGACACAGTACTTGATACCCTTCAGCTTCGATGAACATTCTGTCTATGTAGGTGTTCCAATCTATAAAGCC